GATTTTGGAATTCTGGATTGAAAAGGATTCAGCCGTTGAAGGTGAACTTGATTCTGTCCTAGATGAATTGCTTCAAGAGCTTGAAGGCAAGATTGAAGATAAGGTTGAAGCTTACTGCAGGATTATCAGAGAGCTTGAGTTAACACAAGCAGCAAGGAAAGAAGAGTCTGACCGGATCCGGAAGCTGGCTGATCAGGATGGTAATACAGTCAAGGCAATGAAGGGCAGGTTAATGTTCTTCTTTGGTTTGCAGAAGATCAACAAGCTTAAGACTAACAACTTTAATCTTTCTATCTGCGCTAATGGTGGCAACCAACCAATAGAGGTCAACATCCTACCTGAGCTTTTGCCAGCAGAATTTCAGAAGGTCGAGATCAAACCCAATATGGAAACCATTAGGGAGGCTTTGAAAATGGGCACCTCTCTTGATGGAATTACACTTCTGCCCAGAGGCGAACACTTAAGGATAAAATAGTTATGACTGTATCTGGCGAACCCGACTATGAAAAGCAAGTTGATCTAAATTCTAACTTTAGGTCTACCAAGGCTACTGATTTAGAAGACGGCACTTACCTTGGACGAATTGAAAATGCATGGATCAAGGAAGTTAATTCCCCAGTCACTGCAACTGGCAAGCAGAAGATTTTTGAAATCAACCTGGTAGTGGACGGCAAGTCTGTGCAAATCAGCTACTGGTTAAAGTCTGATGCCAACTTCAAACGCTGCCTGATTAATCTTCAGAAGCTAGGTTTTGATGTTCCTCAATGGGGTCCAATGTTTGACCGACCCTACCTAGCCGAGATGGACAAAGCAGGTTTAGAAATGAGGGGCAAAACTCTAAGCTTCAGGAAAGATACCAATGGGGAATACAAAAACATTGTTTTGATGGCCTTGAGTGCAGATAGCATTAAGCCAGCAGCATCAGAAGATGAATTGCCTTTCTAACGACCACCCATTAGGGGTGGCAGGGTTATCATTGCCCCTGAGACAACCTTGATGGGGCTGTCAGCACCCACCCACTGACAGCATTAATATTCATGCGCTTATCAGGCTGGTTTGTGGCATATGAGAGTGCCTTAGTAACACACCTGACTTGTTGTCAGACTAGCCAGCCTGATATTTAAAAACAGAAATAATTAATAAGGATGAATCAAATGAATGAAAAACTACACCTACCCAACCAAGTAAGGTTGGCAGTATCTGCTAAGGAAGTTGCCAGAATGTTAGGCATTGGAAAGTCACAGGTGTTTAAACTGCTTCATGAAGGCCAGTTCCCTGAACCAATTCCCTTGGGGAAAAGGAATCCAAGATGGCTGATTTCTGACTTGGAAAAGTTCTTGGCATCTGGTGGAACAAACTATGAAAACCAAGGGGCAGCACCACTATGAAAGACCAGCAAACCTTCTTACCCTTTATGAAGGGTGATGGCTCAGCGATCAAACAAAACATCCAGCACCAGATGGAAGATGAACCAGACATTTTAAAAGAACGACAGATGAAGGTGATCAAGAGAGCCTTAGAAACCTATCTGGACATCAGGTATTCTTCTAGGCGATTGCTTCTTCAAGAAGTATCAGCACACATAGATGCCTATGTTCAGAGATGGATTGAAGCAAAGTATCGAACCAATCGTCAGATATTAAAAACTAAAAGGCCTAAACAATGACTAGCCAATCCATCCCACATCTACCACCAGATGAACATGAAAACATTAGCGCATTCTTTGAACGCTGCTATGACCTGATCAGGGAAAGGGCCAGCGAGTATGAACCACCTGCTATTAGCCTTGGGAAAATTGCTTTGTACTGGCAGACCTACACCGACTGCAAAACTACTCCCTATGGTGTTGCCATCATGATGGCACTGTTAAAAATCGCGCGACTTTCTAAAGGGCATCATCAGGATTCATTGGAAGATGCAGCAGCTTATCTGGCGATAGCCAACAGTTTAAAGGAGCAGGTATGAGCCCAGAAGAACTTGACAACATTATAAATGATCCAAAAACATGGTGTGTAACAGAATTTAACAACACCGCAAAGCTTAATGCAGCAGCACCGGAACTACTCCAAGCTTTGCAGTTTGCATTGAAAAGACTTGAAGTGGCTCAAATGGAACAGCGTTATGATCACAAAACTTTTGACTCGCATGATCACGATTTAGCCATAGACATGGCTCGTGCAGCAATCGCCAAAGCAACAAATTTAAAGGAGTAATCCACTGCACTGAGCCACCTCATCCTACCTGGGAGTGAGGCAAGGCTGGTTAAACTTTGCAGTGGGTTTTTATAACAGGGTGGGGGAATTACCCCACCCATTACTAAAGAGAGAAAAATGCAATTCCTAGTACCTAAAAACTGGTCCAACTTTCAACACTACAAGAACAGGAATCCACCCTGGATAAAACTGCACAGAGGGTGCCTGATGGACCCTGCATTCTTGCGCTTGGATGTGTTTGGGAGATCACTTTGCCCCATGTTGTGGATTTTAGCTAGTGCCTATACAGATGGACACATACCCTACTGTATTGAAGACATTGCAGTGGTTCTGAGGGTTACTGATGCTGAATGCCTTAAAGGTGTTAAGTCATTACTGGATAAAGGGT